CCCGAACGTTAATGCTAACTCGAAATTTCACCATTATGTACGGAATAAACCATGAGAAAAACAAGAATTGACAGTATTTCCCAACAAGGCGAGATGATGAGGGCAAAACAGCCTGATCCGCCATCCCATATTACGCTCCGAGAAGGCGATCTCCCATTCTGGAAATCTGTTGTGCGCGCGCGGGATTACGGGTCATGGACGGAGATAGATTTGTCTCATGCGGCGAACCTCGCGGCGACCCTGGCGGACATTGAACATCTTAAACACGAGATCAGGGCCGAAGGAAACACGCTGATCAACGCCAAGGGCACGATGGTAGCAAATCCGAAACATGCAATACTTGAAACCCTGTCGCGCAGATCGGTGGCCCTATCCCGAACGCTCCATGTTCACGCAGAGGCGACGGTCGGCGAATCCAGGCACCAGAAGAAACGCAGCCAGAAACAACAGGAAATGCAGCAGATCAACGATGATGACGATGATGATGATTTGATTGCTGGAGTTGTTCAATAGTGATTCCACTCCCTCCCCACGTCTCCCGAGCCATAATTTGCGGCCCGATTCCCCAAGTCCGCGATTGGCGCAAACTCAAGCCAAAGAGCCTTACGCGGGCGGAGCGCAACATGCGGTTTGTCGAGCGGTATTGTCTCGTTCCAGAAGGAGACCTGCAGGGAAATCCGATAGTCCTTGATATCTTTCAGGAGGCTTTTTTCTACGCAATCTATGACAATCCGGATGGCACGTCTGAGGCATATTTGTCCATCGGTAGAAAAAATTCCAAAACAGGAACGATAGCGATGATCGTGCTGGTTCATCTCGTGGGGCCAGAAGCATATGTCAACTCCGAGATTCTTTCCGGCGCCAGGTCCCGGACACAGGCCGGCCAGGTGTATCGGTATGCCTCAAAGATGGTAATGGCTTCTGAGGATTTACAGAAGTATATCAGGCTAATTCCTTCCGGCAAAAAGCTCGTCGGACTTCCACGAAACGTCGAGTATGCGGCCAGCAGCGCAGAAGCAAAGACAGCGCACGGCGGCAGCCCAAAGGTCGCAATCCTTGACGAGTTGGGCCAGGTGCGCGGCAATCAAGATGACTACATCGACGCTATTATCACCAGCCAGGGCGCATATGACAACGCGCTCAGGATCGGCATCAGCACACAGGCACCGAATGACGCCGATTTGTTTTCGGTGATCCTTGACGACGCCAGATTAAGTCAAGACCCGCACATAGTAGCCCATCTCTACGCGGCTGACGATGATTGTGACCTGATGGACGAAAGGCAATGGCTATTTGCAAATCCAGCTCTCGGGAAATTCCGGTCAGAAGTCGAGTTCAGGAAATCGGCAGAGAAAGCAAAGCGGATGCCGAGCTACGAGAACACCTTTAGGAACTTGTATCTCAACCAGCGTGTCACGGCGACATCACCATTTGTCAGCAAATCGGTATGGTCGTCATGTGGTGCCGCCGTGGCCGAGCTCGACCCATCATTGCCGGTATGGGGCGGCCTTGACCTCTCCCAGAGAACAGACCTCACGGCGCTTGTATTGGTTCAGCGGCAAAATGGCATCTGGCATGTATGGGTGACATTCTGGACGCCAGAAGTCGGCCTGCGGGAACGGTCAAAGAAGGACCGTGCGCCGTATGATCAATGGGTGGCGGCCGGAAAAATCAGGACAACGCCAGGCGCAACAGTCGATTATGCCTATGCCGCGGCAGAGATTTTAGCCATGGCAAAGGGTCTAAAAATCGAAGGAATTGCCTTCGATCGGTGGAGAATTGACGAATTTAAGAAAGAATTGGCTAAAATTGAGGAAAATTATGAAGAAATATTACCGCTGGCTATGCATGGGCAGGGTTTTAAGGATATGGCGCCTAGTATCGAGGCTCTTGAGGCCGAATTACTCAATGCGAGGGTAGCGCATGGCATGCATCCGGTTTTGACCATGTGTGCGAGCAATGCGCTGGTCGTATTTGACCCAACCAAGGCGAGAAAGTTTGAAAAGAGCAAGAGCACAGGCCGGATTGATGGGCTTGTTGCTTTGGCTATGGCTATCGGGATTGCTAGTCGGACGGAGGGACCGGAAGATACTACTTCGGTCTATTCTGAACGTGGTCTGCTTCTACTGTAGCACAGCATTAAAAAGGAAATATACATGGAAATGAAAAATTGCAAGGAATGCGGATGTAGCTTCCCGGTGACAAAGGAATATTTCTATGCACATGGAGGGATGAGAGATGGGTTTTTGAATTTTTGCATAACTTGCTATAAACAAAAAGCCAAAGATCGATTAGACAAAAATCCAGGGCTCAACAGGGAAAGGTGTAAAGATAATTACAATAGAAACAAGAAATCAATACTATCGGCGCAGAAAGAAAAGTATTACGAGGACCATGATAAATCGAAACAATTATGCCGCGAATACAGAGAAAAAAACAAAGAAAAAATAAACATTCAAAAACGAGCATACAGGGCTAGACATAAAGATGAAATAGCCAAAAAAGATCGAATTTACAAAAAATCCGAACAAGGACAAAAGAAAAAGAAGGAGTGGACCGAAAGCAACAGGGATGCCATTAGAATGTGGACCAGAAAATATAACAAAGAAAGACGTGAAAATGACCCTAATTATAAATTGCTTACAAATATCAGGACAAGAATAAATCGCGCACTGACCTCAAACTTTAAAAAAGGAAATACGATAAAACTTATCGGTTGTTCTATAGAACAACTTAAACGACACATTGAGGGGATGTTTCGCGATGGGATGACGTGGGATAATCATACAATAGACGGCTGGCACTTAGACCATATAATGCCATGCTCATCTTTTGATTTATCAACGGTTTCTGGGCAGAAAAAATGCTTTCACTGGTCAAACCTTCAGCCTTTATGGGCATGGGAAAATCTTAAAAAACATGCAAAAATACCTGAATATAATAATTGTGAAGAAGGGCAATGCACGCTTACTTTTTGAGGAATATCATGAAGCTAATTGAAATATCGGTAGCAGCTCAAAAACTGGCGGTATCGGAACGGACGCTCCACAGGATGATCCGCGACCCTGACAGCCCGCTTGAGGGGGTGCGGGTTTACAAGGGTGCAATACGGGTGTCTCTTGAGTCCCTTGAGTTGTGCTTAAAGAAAATCAAGAAAGAAACCCTGCAATAAATCTTCCCGGCAAATCCTACAACATGTAGACAATACCGGCAACCAAGGCGCAAGGTATTGTATAGCCTCATTTTTTAGCGTATGGGTAATTTATACCATAATCCGCTAAAGATGGGGTTTATCATTGAAATACCTGTCTGACCTTCTTGCCCTATCTGGGCTGTGCCTTCTCGGGTACGGCCTTTTCCTGTTTATTCCATGGGTATCCTTTACCGTTTGCGGCTCAATTATGCTTGCCGGTGGAGTTTTCCTCTCTACCCCGAGGGGTAAATGATGGGCATCCTGTCACGCGCCATTGAACAGCGGTCGGCAGCAGCCCATCCCAGAGATCCCGTACTCGCTGAATGGTTCGGTGGTGGCTATCAAACCGCTTCCGGTATCGCAGTGACGCCTGACAGCGCAATGCGCGAGGCTGCCGTTTATGCCTGTGTCCGCGTCCTCGCTGAATCAGTCGCGCAACTCCCACTGCATGTCTATCGTCGCCGGAAATCAGGCGGAAAAGATCGCGCTACAGATCATCCACTCTATTCAACTCTGCACGACCAGCCGAATTCAAGGCAGACCTCGTTTGAATTCCGGGAAACCGTCATGTTTCACGCGGCCCTGCGTGGCAACTCTGTATCCAAGATCGTTCCGTATGGTGGCCAGGCGGTTGGGGAGTTACTCCCCCTTATCCCTGACCGTTTGGCCATTTTTCAGGCAACCGACGGCCGGCGGGCATACCGATATCAGCCGGAAACCGGACCAGAAGAAATTCTCCTTCAAAGCGACGTCCTGCATATTCCCGGCCTGTCATTTGATGGCGTTTCCGGCCTTTCTCCCATTGCATACCACCGGGAAACAGTCGGGGCCAGCCTGGCGGCCAAGGAGTTTGGGGCGCGGCTGTTCAAAAATGGCACACATATTGGCACAGTTTTCGAGCATCCCAACAAGGTCGGCGTTGAAGCCCAAGAACATCTGAGAAAAAGCCTCAAGGATGGTTTTGCGTCGGTAATGAATGCCGGCAAGGCGATCATTCTTGAAGAAGGGATGAAGATTCAGAAGCTCGGCATGACTTCTGAAGATGCCCAATACCTCGAAACCCGCAAGTTTTCCCGTTCTGAGATTGCCAGCATATTCCGCGTGCCGCCGCACAAGATAGGCGACCTCGAGCGCGCCACTTTCTCGAACATCGAACAGCAGAGCATCGAGTTTGTCACCGACACTCTCATGCCGTGGCTTGTCCGTATCGAGCAGGCCATCAGCCGTGACCTTTTCAGCGCTGCCGACCGGCGCCGGGGGTATTTCGCAGAGTTCAACGTCATGGGCTTGTTGCGCGGAGATGCGGCGGCGAGGGCAGCTTATTACAAGGCTCGTTTTGAGGTCGGCTCACTCTCTCCAAACCAGATACGCGGCCATGAGAACGAAAACCCAGAAGAAGGCGGCGACCAGTGTTTCGTCCCGCTGAACATGATCCCGATTGACCAGGCAGGACGGCCAGAATCAAAGGCCAAAGAAGGTGAAACATGAAAGACCTCGAACGCAGATATGTCGTTGCAGAAATGAAGATCGAGAAGCGGGCGGATGAACCATCACGCATTCGGGGCCATGCCGCCTTATTCAATACCCTGTCTGAAGACCTTGGCGGATTCCGCGAGCAGATAGCGCCAGGGGCATTCTCGGAGGCAATCAAACAGGATGATGTTCGGGCGCTCTGGAACCACAACCCAGACCACATTCTCGGAAGGAATGGAGCTGGAACCCTGATCCTTTCAGAAGATTCACGCGGGCTTGCTATCGAGATAATTCCACCGGACACACAAATTGCCCGCGATCTTATGACCAGCATCGAACGACGCGATGTAACGCAGATGTCCTTTGCTTTCTCAGTCAAACCGAACGGCTCGAATTGGGGGAAGGGAGATGATGGTTGCGACGTAAGGACATTAACCGCCGTCAACCTGTACGACGTTTCCCCTGTCACATATCCGGCATATGTAAACACTGACGTTGCCGTCCGCAAACTGAACGAATGGAAACAGGAAACAGCACCGCCGCCGGATTACTCTACCGCCCGACGCCGGCTTGAACTTCTGGAAATAGAATAACCGCGCCGCCATCGTGGCGGACGTGATGGCCAGACCAACAACCTTATGAGGTAATCAAATGGCAGACTTAAAAGAGCTCCGAAACCAGCGTGGCAAGGCCATCGCCGACGCCCGCGCAAT